TTGGCTCTTACGCGCAGCGGTTGATAGCGTTCAACAAACCAACGCAGGTAGTGGTGACTAATTACGATACGCTGCAAACAACGCCTCCGCTAATAGGATTTGATGGTATTGTATTTGACGAGTTGACGGTGCTAAAGAACCCATCAGGCAAACGCTTTAAAGCGCTATTTGGGTTAATCAAAGACTTTAAAGTTAAGTGGGGGCTTACCGGCTCGTTTACCAGCAACGGACTTGAGGACGTGTTTGGGCAATGCAAGATAGTAGACGCGTCGCTTCTTGGAAAATCCAAGACCGCGTTTCTTCAAAAGTATTTTGTGCTTCTTAACAAAGACTTTGGTGAATGGGTAGCTAAGTCCACTTCACTGCGTGACGTGATGGCGGTAATTAAGCCTGCAACCTATCTTATCGACACGCAAGAATATATGGATACTTTGCCTCCGCTTAACGTTGTGCCAGTCAAATGCGCGATGGACATGAAGCAGTACAAAGAGATGAAGAAAGACTTTGTGGTGTATTACGAAGAAAAAGAAATCATAGCGGTTAACGCCGCTGTGGTGGTGAACAAACTGCAACAAATGGCTAGCGGGTTTTCGTATATTGAAGGGCAACCCGCCGCATGGTTTTCGCGCCACAAGTTTGACCGACTAGACGAAATACTTGAGGAGAACCAACACGCCAATACGATTATTGTGTACAACTTTCAAGCAGAGCTTGAAGAACTTAAACGCCGATACCCTAATGCGCGGACAATTGACCAGCAAGGTGTTATCTCATCGTGGAACGCAGGGCGAGTAGAATTGCTACTCGTCCACCCTAAGTCAGCAGGGCATGGGCTTAACCTTCAATTTGGCGGCAGTAAAATGGTGTTCCTGTCGCTTCCTTGGTCACTTGATAGATATGAGCAGACCATTGGACGATTGCACCGTAGTGGACAAAAGAACGCCGTATATTGCTATGTACTGCTAACAGATAAAACCGTAGACGAGCGCATATTTGCAAGTCTACATGACAAACGCGCAATTTCAGATATTGCCTTAGAGGAATTAAAATGAACAACTTAACATGGCGCGACATCTTCTTTAATTTGAACAATTACACAGAAGGTGAATTACAGGTGATGATTGAATCAGAGCGTCACGGTAAACGTAGACGCTCTATCTTAGTGCGATTGCATCAGCGCTATTGCATCCTTCGTGCAACTCGTGAACGTGATGATTTACTCGCTTAAAAACAACTCCGCTTCTGCATTTCTGCGTCGAGTAAGACCGGCTAATACTTTACCGCCAGCCTTGTTCCAGCGCAGAAACTGCGCCGCTATTTCAGACTTAGGTTCGTCGGCTTTTAGCATCTTAACAAGCGTTGACGAAACAAAGTTGCCCGTGCCAATGTTATAGCAAAAGCATACCAGCGCATCAAACTCGTTCTGCGTTAGCTCGACCTTAACCGCGTTTACAGCGTGTTCATATGGGGCAAGCGTTTGCGCAAGCAAATGCAAAGCCGCTGCTTCGGTTGGTAGTGCCTGATTGACTTTCACAGGTGTTCCATCAGCGTAGCGAGTTGAGCCTATGCCAATCGTCCACACGCCCGCAGGGCATTTATATGACAATAGCTTACAACCTTCAAATTCTTTAATTAGGGCTAACCCTTTTTCGCCTATCTTCATTTCTTTTCCCGTAGCAATAGAATAGTGGTCAGTTTTTGCGTCAGTCTTATCATGTCATTATCTAGCACCCGCACTTGGTCGATTAGCTCAATTAGCGCGTCGGTGGCTTCTTGCAGAATAGGCTTTACGACGGCGGTTGCCCAAAGCCATACAAAGTAGACAATATAACCCATGCCGCCAGCGGCAATAATTGGGAATCCATACTGGTTAATATATTTAGCGATTGCATCGGCGTCCATTAATCTTTCCTCTCAACAGGAGGTGGTCTTGGTCTGTCTTTTTCTTGCGGTATGTTAAGCGCCGTTGACGCCAAATCATCAATTTTGGTGATGTCACATGACATAGCGGTAACGCGCTTATCAAGTTGCTTGATGATGCCTATTAGGCTTTTAATCTTCTCAAGCACACTATCGAGCAAAAATTTCTGCGTCAGGTAGACAAAATACATTCCGCCAGTCGCCGCCGCGATAGGGAATCCTACGTCCGAAGCAAACTGTAGGAATTCCATTATTTACTCGTCCACCAAGCAATAAAAGAAAATATCGCTCCAACGGTAAAAACGATACCGCCAATAAAACCTTTATAGCGCGTTTGCTCGGTTTTCATCTCGTCAAGCGCGGCTATGATAGCGTCTAGCTTTTTCCCTCTGTCTTCAAACACTTCCTCAAGCGCGTCAATGCGCTGCTCTACTTTAGCTAAACGGCAGGCTTCGTCGGGCATCTCGACCTCACTTCAAGAATCTAAGTTTATAAAGAACGGTAAAATAGGTTTCCATAATACCATCAATCAAGTTTTGAATTGGCGTGTCATCTTTACCGCAGACTTTATAGCGGTTTTCATCAATCCACGTCACTTGTTTCTTTAAGAAGTCTTCAATATTATCGACATTTTTACTGCCGATAATCTCAAGGTCTTTAAGGAGTTGATAGCTGCCCTGATACGCCTCTGTAATGCCGTCCGCTTGCTCGATAATCTCATGATAGAAGTCGTTAAGCGCTATGTGCGCGGCAAAGCTACGCGTCCGCAAATGCTCACGGTGCGCAACATCCCTTGCAAGGAATAATAAAGAGATGAAATGTTCCATTATATGTCTATCCTCTTAACTTTTTCCCAATACCCATCATTTCTAGCACTGGCTGATTCTGGGTCATGTTGCTCACCGTAAATATCTTCAATTACTTCACCATCCATATTACGCAAAGCGTAGACACAATAGTAAACCGTACCATCTTCAACTGCTGTAATTTTGTGTTGATGTTCTTTGCGGATAACGATAAAGGTCGGTGCTGTGAAGTCTTTAGGCTCGTGACCTTCAATTTCCACAGATACTTTACCCGATACAAGCAGTGTCACATGGTCAAACTTATGCTCATGCCCACCGTGTGTTTCACCAGCAAGCTCTAATACGTTCTGCTTAACCCAGATATTACCAAAGTACCCTAATTCAGCAGTTTTCATGGTAACTGCACCACTGGTGTAAATTCTTTCCAAGATACAGAAGGTTCGTCCCAGTAATAGCGTTTGTCATCTTGCGGATAAGGCACAGGCGATTGCCATGACATAGTATCAATATCACCAACCCATGAAGGGTATGGCTTTCTAGCTTGATGCTCTGCCTGTTTATCCGCATCAAATTCAACTTGTGTTAGCACTTTTAAAACACCCACAAGGCTGACATCGGCATCGTCGTCACACGTTCCATAAAGCAATGGCGCTGCGCTAAGTGAGCCATCAACATTTGAAGCAATAGGAAAATCAGATTCGTTTTGAAAAATAAACTGAAACCCCTTTACATTTGGGAGTGCCGGTCCTGTACGCATTGGTGCTTCTGTGCAAAGAATGCCTGTGTCTGCGTCTATGTTTGTTAGTTGTATGTACATATTAATTTCCTATTTAATTAACGCTGTTACACAGCGATTCTTCGAACAGCTCTGACGTAGCGACTAACGTTCTTATTGGATTCAAGCTGTTGGCCACTGGAGAAGCCCTGAATCCATGCGCGGTTGGCTGGCACCGGATCGTACTCAGTAGAAGACCAATAGAAGGTAGAGGCAAACGCATCTGTTTCGCCAGTTCTAAACCCAATACCTGCGCTTGTTTGAGCGGGTGAACCGCTTGTGTAGTTTGTGCTAATAGGCTCTGGTGATACCGCATTAGCATTTGAGCCTGAAGAAGTAACGTTAGCAGTTGTAGTCGGTTTTAAGAAATAATACAATACTTCTAATTCGTTTTGGGCAGGTAAATACCAGTCGCTATAACCCCCTATTGTTAAACCCTCGCAGAAAGTAGCGGCTTGATAAGCTGCACCTAATGCAGCTTCAACAGCAGAATTAGTAGGGCCATCTATTAATGATGTTTGCCCAGTTATCACTCCATAAACGCCCCATGTTCTACTTGAATTTTCTCCTGATGCTTTAGGGGCAACCACTAAGTTGTAAAGTGTTCCAGATACATTTATTCTTCCGGCATAAAAACCACCACCGTAAACACCGCCTATTGTTGTTGGAGGAGGTGGAGGCCCAAAAGAACGCCCATAAGCAAAGTTTTGTTGAATCCCACTCATTAGGTCAACCCCGCACCAGAAATAATCCAAGTTGTCGATGTCATTTTAAGTGCTGTTGCTGTGCCGTACTGAGCAAGTGAGCGTGTACCTGTTGTGCCTGTACCAGCTAAATACATTGTGTCTGTTGTGATTGCGATACTGACGACTTGAGATGTCATATTAACAAACGAAATAGCTGTGCCAATTGGATACGCTACTGAACCATTTGCAGGAATAGTAAATGTCCGAGCATTAGCGTCAGTTGACGGGTGGAAAA